TCCTGATGCAATCTTAAACAAATCGCCTGTATCAATTGCCTTAGATGTCGTAAGGGGTGTGTGATATAAAAGGTTACCAGATGTAAGTGCATCCAAGATACCGATATGACTAATCGTTCCCCAAGAGGTTGTGGCTTGGTCAAATGTAATGTCTGCTGTAGTTACCGATGCACCATTGCTAGGCGCGCCAAAGGTAGCTGATTTACGAGCATAAGACCCACCACTTACTTCTGTACCTGTGCCAGCATCGGTTGGGTCTGCTGTGTATAGACCAACATAAACTGTTGCAGGAGAAGTAAAGGTTGTTGCTCGTAGAGATGCATTGATTAGTGCATTTTCTAGGTAGTTTGACATTTCAGCCATGGTATTTCCTTATCGTGAAGTTACGCGCATTTGTAAAGGCACACCCGAATACTCGCTATTTTGGTCTGCATCGGATATGTTTTTGATTGCTCTGTCGTACAGGGTTGCCCATGTCTGACTTCTTGCATCGTTAATTAAGTATGGCTCTGCTTCTAAAAGCGAGGCATAGAGGAGAGCATCTGGATAATTAGCAAGAAATACATTGCTTGCATTACCAGCAGACAATACAGTAGGTTTAGCATAGTAGAGGATCTCCAATGTATACGCTGTGTCTGGCTTGGGTGCTAACTCGAACTCAGTTGCTAAGATCGTGTAATAAATTGGTTTGCCACTTTGGTCTGCCGGAGCATCTCTAGTAAACAGACTAGGAGACATATAGGTAACAGGGTATCTTGGGTTGCCTTGGATGTGTAAATCACGAATCTCTAAGAAGTCTGTAGGTAAGGCTACTTTACCATCACCACTTACTGTTAGTGCTGTAGCTGACTGCAACATCTGCCGAGTGCGTAGGTCTCTTGCCATGCGTAGCTCTGCAAAGCTAATAAAGTCGGGGATAACCGATGTTAAGTCTGATCGACCTAAGTAGTTAGCCACCGATGCTTTGAGATCGGTATAGTTTGTGTAAGCCATGATTTCCTAATCTTTTGGTAGTTCGATGTTATGCCATCCATAGACATACTGCCCAATATGCTTTATCTGTTTGGATAGATCGTGATCTACCCAGGTATCGACTCCTGCATCTTTTGCTTTAATGCAAAAGTAAATATCTTCACCCAATATCTTGTGGTTTAGTAGTTGCTCAAAGTAGAAGTAGGGTTTTTCCATCTTCTTTATGACACTCTGTTTAATCAACATAATTCCACAGCCAATCCCATCTACTTTCTCAACGCCTGACTTAGCATTGGAATAAACTGCTACCCAATCTACAGAGCCATCCTCGTTAATATGGATGTTCCTAGCTGTAGGGTTAACGGGTTCTGCTCTTGTAGTTGCGTTGACCCCGATAATATCTTTATCGTGAGCCATTAATATTTTTAAGGTATCTTGTGGAAACCTCATATCTGCATCTACAAAGAGCAGATAGTCTGCCTTGTTTTCTAGTGCTGTTTCTACCAACTTATTCCTCTGGTCAAATATTAGCGTTCCAGAGCTAGTAAACAGGTCTATATCGTGTTTTGTGGTCTTAATGGTATACGCACACATTGCTACTAAATCAAACGCTGTAGCGACCTCCATTTGCCCTCTAGCAGGGATTAATATAGCAATCCTCATACCTGACCCCCTCTAGTTCTAAATACCTTGTTATCAGGGTTATTTAGCCATTTCTTGAGGGCTTTTTGGTCAGTAATATGATAGCCTCGCATAATTCCCATTACATTTAGAGTCTCAATAATCTCTAAAGGTAATGATGCTATTTTATTCTTTTCATCGAATGGAGAGTCTCCCCATCTTGTCTTTTCACTACGCTGATTGTATTGTGCCTTTGTATGGTCAATAAAATCATCTAATTCTGTTTCTGTCTTAATAATAAGACCACCTTCGCCATCTGCGTAGGCTGTTTTTACCACTCCGTTTACTACACCTAAGTTACCTCGTTTACCGAGTTCTGACATATAGACTCCTAGAAAGGGGGCAGGTTTTGCCCACCCCCTATTCTACAACTTATCTATTATTTATCAAGATAAGTCGAAAGCACCACCATGAGCAGCTTCATTGCGAACTTCGAGGGTCAATTCAGCCAAGATTTGTTTCTTGTCTGCATCGCCTACTTTAGCAATGTCGTTGGTCTGGAATGGGCGTAGATACGCTAATGCTGCATACTCAGGATCGAGTACGAGGGCATCACGAGTACGCATAAAGCGATTAGGAACGATCTGCAATACACCAAAGTCGGACTGATATAAATCAGCACCGGCTAGGATGGTTGCCTGACCATTCGTAGGCACTTGGTAGCGTTGTGCAGCCAAGCCAGTAAAGCCAGATACAACTTGCTTTAATGCAGGGCTAACAAACAATGCTGATGGTGTACCACCACTTGCAAATACTTTAGCGATAACATCTTTAAGGATGGTCTCAGTAAATGCGCGGGTTGATCCATCTGTACGAGTAGAGACACCAAGGGTTGTTGGGTCTACACCAGTAACGGAAGTACCATTCTTGCTTGTGTTGGTCTTGATGTACGAGAGCAAAGAACCCATCTTACGAGCAGACGAACCAGACGATCCTGCTGCCTGACCTTGGTTTGCTGTAATGATGGTCTCGATGTCGCGCTTGATTTCAGCAGATGCTTTAGCCAACTGGTAAGCCATCTCAGACTTACGACCAGCAAGGTCAGAAGCCAAGAGAGTACCAGAAACCATAACAGTCTTACCTACGATCTGTGTCAAGTTTGCGAGACGGGTTGTTGGGGTAATAGTTCCCTCAGAAGCGGATGCACCTTCAACTAATGCGTTGGCGGTGGTAGCTGCTGCGAGACTATCTGTTTGCCATTCATGCGTAACCGATGTTGCTTTGGTTTTGCCAATGGATGACATGATTGGGGTGTCGGTAGGGCTAATGTCATAAATAACATCTGTTAAGTCCTCACGCGCACCAATTGCGGTGTAGCGATCATATGCTGCCATGATTAAATTCCTTTATAAAAATCGTTCAAATAAACGAGCTGCATCCTTTTTATTGCCAGATTGGCGTAATGCTGCTCTATCTTTTTTTACTGTCTCATTCTCAGAACTCTGCGGATTAGATGTTCCTGGTCGAATCGTCTTAGGCGCATTGGCTACCTTCTTAGAAGTAACACCTTTGCCTGCCATCAACTTATCGTACTGTGCTGCTTTATAGAGGGCTAATACAGCGCGACTGTCGTAAACCTGAGACAACTCTTGATCTGAGAATCCTTGAGCTTTAGCATAATTGCGTATGTCTCTACGGATTACTTCGGCTTTCACATCATCCTTAAACTCTGGGATAGCCTCTACAAGTTTTGCCTGCTCTGCTTGGATATGCTTTTGCAACTGGGCTTGTTGGTGGGACTGCTGTTCTTGTTGAACTCGCTGTCTTTCAATCTGCACCGCTTGCAACTGCTTATCTCGTTCCATCTTCTCTCCCATTGCAACTGCGTAAGCAATCGGATCTTCTGACTTGAGTGATGCTAAGTCTTGACCTTGATCCTGTTGCTGTAACAATTGTTCAATGACTTGGAGTCGTTGGGCATATGTTTCTCTAGTCTTTGCTGCTTCATCAATCTTTACTCGATCAGCCTCTACAGCCTTTCGTTGTTCCGCTAAAGATTGAGTTTTCTTCTGATAATCGGCAGTCCTACTGTAACCATTCAAAAGCTCATCAAGGCTAACTTCCACTTCTTCACCAGAGACTTTAACTCGGTATTTGGGGAGTTCCTCTACTTCTTCTTCTTGGCTCTCAGCTTCTTCTGCACTTACATCTTGCTCCTCGGACTCGGCAGAATACTCTGCCTCACTAGGTTCTGGTTGGGCTTTCGCCTCCTCCGCTTGTGGTTCAAGAAAAGACATAAATGCATTAGCTGCACCTGATACAGAATTGTCTACACTCCCTTGTGGGTTGGTGTTTTCACTCATTTTCGACCTCTATGGTTGTTAAAAAACCTTTACTCGCTTCTTTTCAATTTCGCCATTGTGTGCGATTGATTGAATAGATGCTTCAAATTCCTCTAGTGCCTTTAGTTTGACTAAGGCTCTTTCTCTGCCTTCTACATCATGCTCGGCAGAACTAAAGATGTACGACTTGAATGAGTCTTTCTGAGCCTGTAATAGCTCTTGGAAAAACTCATCACCTAATAATGTTTTAGCTCTATCTACTTGGTTCATCCAGGTATCCTGACATCCCCTGTAAGTTTAGCTCCTACTTGTGCTGCCTTCAACTGAGCCTCTGCTTGGAACTCTGCTGTCTTGAGTTCTAGGTTAGCTGCTGCTTTCTCTCTTTCCAACTGGATAGAGGCTTGTGCTTTAGCCTTGGCAATCTCAATCTCGTTGATTGCTTTGGCTCTGTCTGTTTCGATCTGTGCCTGTGCCTGTTGCATCATCATGTCTAACGCAGGGTTAGGCTGTTGTTGTGGTGGCTGTGGCTGAGACAACTGTTGGTCTAGCTCTGGTGGAATCTCCTTGAAGAACTCCATTGAGTCTTTGTACCCTGCTGCCTCGATAAACTTACCAAGAGTATTGCGATACTGACCTACGCTTACTAACGGATTAGCAAAGCCTTGAGTCTGTAGAATCTGCTCTTGTTTCTGCATTACCATTGCTGCCATAGCCATCTTCTGATCTTGGTTGCCTGTGCCTAGACCTACATTGACTGTTACATCGTAGTTGTTCTTCCACTCTCTTGGGTCGATAGAGACATACTTGCCTCGTAAACGAATGACCCTTGGCTTGTCCTGATACTTTAGGATCAAGTGGAATATACCTGCAAATAAGTCTTTTACACCTGTATCGGCAAAGATACGAGCAATCATCTCTATGCGACCAGAGCCTGCTTGTTGCATTGCTGCAATCGCTGTAGCTGTGGTGTTTTGTAGAATGTTAGGGTCTAATCCCTGACTTGTCTGTGTAACACCTGAACGCTTCTGCAATACCTGATCCATGTAATCTAGCATTGGGAACGACTGTGATGCTGTTGCTGGCACAGATAATGGCTGTACCGCACCTTGAGACTTAATCCGCACTACACCGCCAGGTGCAGAGGTTAATAGGTCATCTAGGTTTACTTGTCCATCTAGGGCTGTAACCCTAGGCATATTGGTTAGGTACAGGTTATCTAGGATCTGACGAGTAATCGTAGACTTGATAAGCTGAATGTCCATTGCTCTGTCGGCTAGACTCTGACCAAAGAACTTGTGTGGCATAGGAATAGGGCAGATGCTTGCAAAGGGAATATGATCTATTTCCTCGTTGTCAATAATCTGATCGCCTGCATAGACTACCTTGCGGAGTTCTGCAATCCCATCACCATCAAAGTCGGTACGAATATAGCACTCGAACAACTCTACTTCTTGCATCGTAAAGTCTAAGCTCTGTGTCTCGTCTGGCATCTCGCCTGCGCTGTACCTTGCTACTCTTTCAGGAGTATATGTAAGGTCGTTGTACGCTGGCATCTTGTCCACTTGTTTCTGTGGATAGCCCATAGCGATTAAGTCTGAACGAGTCTTGACTGTGCGATGTGCTACAAATCTAGCAGTCTTGAGGCTCTTATCGCGCTTGGCAATTAAGAACTCCTCTGGTGGCACATTCTCTACACATACCTTGCCGACTTCTTTTTTCTTCTTGATGACTACATTGTAAGAAAGGATAGGCATACCCATTGGGTCTATGCCGACTTCCTCGGTCTCTTGGCTGACTAACTCCATCTCATTATCTGCGAACATGAGAGTAAGTTCTTCTGCGTTTAATCCTTTGTATTCTTCCTTGGTAGGATCTTCGCTATCCTCCCACCAATACTTAACGATTCCATTCTTTTGTAGAAGTGCATCCTTCATCCAGTTATGCATGAGGATAACGCCATCGTTATCGTTAAAGAACACATAGTTCGTAAGTTCAGTAGCTTGCTTGGCGAACTCCTCGTCTCCTGGCATCCTTGGCTCGAACCGACCTAATTCGTCTGATCCAGTAAAGATACGCATAAGTTGAGGTAATGCACCATCTACGACCTCGGCTACTTCGCCTGTTACGATCTTAGAACGACCATCTATCTCGTTCCCATACTCGTAACGATTGTAGTAGTTGATCGCCTTTGTGCGTTGCTCTACTGTTTCGGTCTCTACATAGCCGATAGCATCGTCTATCTCTGCTTCGAGAATGACCTTTAGTTTTTGTTCATCCATTTATACGATCCATGAAGTTTTTACTGTTATCGGTTGCGACCAAGTAGTGTTTTGTTCCATTCCTAATGCAAGATACCTAAACGAGTCTGATCCATGACTTGCCCAATCGTGCATTGGCTTGTCGAAAAAGACATTACGCTTTTCATCGTAATCGCGCCTATAGTTCCTAAGACAGTCTAGCCCTTGTTTTACCTGTGGCATATTAAACCAACATCTCGGTAGGAGTCTACGGACTGCCTGAATACCATCATCTACAGAAAGTCTTGGCAGAACCCGAACATCTAGTCCAGCTTCTCTCAACACTTCCAATCTGCTCTTGCCTGTGCCTAGTTCTCTTACTTCTACATCGTGCGGTAGGAGTTGCTCTGCTTTCTCCCACCTGTTATCTTTTAGCCAGTTGACATACCAGTCTAGTCCTTGACCATGATTCTCTACATAATCTAGCAGTCTTACTTCTTGTCCTGTTGCTTGTGCCACCCATATTGCTGTGCTATCACCCATGCCCAAATCCCAAGCCACATAAGTTCTACAGAGATCATCTCTCGTAATGTCGCAAAGTCTACCTTTTTCTTCGAGGTCATTAAGTATTTTTCCATAATAACTTCCTTCGACTGCTGCGTTAAAACTACACTCGAACTCTTGGTTGTACTTATCGTCTCCCATTTCTTTTCTAGCAGACAGTAATTCTTTCTCATCTAGCAAGTTTGTTTCGCTTGCCTTGAACTGTAGAGCAGCCCATCCTTCTTCTTTACTGGCTCTGTCGAACAAGTCCTTGAAGTGGTTATTGCCCTTTGGAGTCCCAATAAACAGACACGACCCCTTCCTATCGGCTAACGCTGGTCGGATAATTTCGTTCCAAATTTTAGGATTCTGATCGCCAATTTCGTCTAGCACTACAGCATCGAAGTATTGTCCACGAAGGCTGTCTGGGTTATCTGAGCCGTAAAGTTGGATTCTCCTTCCGTAAAAATCTACTCTTAATTCCGCAATATTAGCTACTGCCTCTAGCGGTCTTACGAACTCTGTAAGGTAATCCCAAGCTACTCGTTTAGCCTGGCTATATGTTGGTGCTATATATGCAAACCTAGGGTTAGGCTTGTCGTTCTCCATTGCTGCTTTGATTAGCGCATTTAGAGCTTGGACTGTCTTGCCCATTC